CAAGATGATCATCGAACAAAACAACTCCAAATCTCAATAAAATGGAAAAGAAAATAGAAATTTTCAATTTGGGCAACCTTCCAACTGCACCTCTTGACTCTTTCTTCGAATTACAGGAAGATTTCAAGAAAAGTGATCCCGATAAGTTGTCGAAGCTGCAAATGCTCATCCTTACCCGTGGTTTCAAATATTCTTTCAAGGTGTGGCGTGATCCTGACAACGGACGATTAATGATCATTGATGCCCACCAACGCAAAAAGGCTCTTCTCGGATTACGCAAGTATGGTTACGAAATTCCGGAGATTCCTTATGAGGAGATACAGGCAGCTACCAAGCAAGAGGCTGTTGAAGAGATTGCAGCCTACAACTCTGAATTCGCCCAGAAGAATCCTGACACCATCCTTTTTGAGAAATACAAGATTTCCGAAGACACGCTCTCTACTTTCAATCTTGGCTTTGAGTTAAAGAAACACGACTTCAATATAGGGAGTGACAAACTCTTTCCTACAGAACATGATGCCTCGGAAGTTCAGGAAGATTCCGCTGTTTTCACTCTTCCTAAAACCGAAGACGAAGTTTTTGCCCGTACGGGTGACGTGTTCCTGTTGGGTGACAACAGGCTGATGTGTGGTGACTGTCGTTCGAAGAAGGATGTCATATCATTGATGAATGGGCGCAAGGCTGACATGATACTCACGGATCCTCCTTATAACGTGAACTACGAAGGTGGCAATGAAGATAAGTTGACCATACAGAACGACTCCATGGAGAATGATATGTTCGCCAGATTCTTGCGCAGTTGCTTTGAAATCATGTTTTCCATACTGAAGCCTGGTGGCTCATTCTATGTGTTTCATGCAGACAGCGAGGGAGAGAATTTCCGCAGGGCTTTGCGCGAAGTGGGATTCAAGATTGCCCAGTGTTGTGTCTGGGTAAAGAACTCACTCGTTATGGGCCGTCAGGACTATCAATGGCAACATGAGCCATGTCTTTATGGATGGAAGCCTGGAGCTGCCCACTTTTGGAACTCAGACCGTAAGCAAACCACCGTTTGGAATTTTGATAAGCCACAAGCCAATCGTATTCATCCAACCATGAAGCCTGTGGCATTAATGGCTTATCCTATCTGCAATTCAACCAAGCATGGTGATGTTGTGGTTGACATGTTCTCTGGATCTGGCTCTACCATCATGGCATGTCAGCAAACAGACCGTATTGGCTATGCGATGGAAATTGATCCGAAGTATGTTGCCGCATCTGTGCGTCGCTTTGTGGCAATGTTCCCACAATTGCCAGTACGAGTGGAGCGAGACGGTCAACTGCTTACAGTGGAAGAAACAAAGAAATTGATGGCATGAGTACGGATGTGACACCTGTTAATGAGCTGATTTCAGATAGGTATGTCCAACAGGTGCGCACCTTTGGAGCGTTGGGCTATACACCAGAGCGAATCTGTCGTCTATTGGGCTTGAGCAAGAAAGAGGGCATTGCTCTCACCTTACGAATGGAAATGCCAGGGGATATCTATCATGATGCCTACCATCAAGGACGTGCGTTGGGAGAATACAATATCGACGCGGAGTTGGCGAAGAAGGCGGAGACTGGAGACAAGGAAGCCATAACTCTTTTGGAGGAAAGAAAAAACGAGCGTACCGAGAAGGACCTTCGATATAAACTGTTCGGTATATGAAAAGTGACATTGAGAAACTTGATATCATACATCCTGATCTGATATCGGCTTTCCTGACCACAGGCGAGAGTGAAGGTATACCCAATGATGTTCAGATATTCCTGAAGCAGTTACAATGGGCAGCAGAGGTTTTTGAGTATGAACGGAACATCACTCGTGCAGCCAGAAAACTTCGTTTGCGCATCAATGCGGAGCAACGTATCAAGATAGAGGATCGCACTTGCATGGCTCGAATATATCAGGCCATCAACTATTTTCAAGTGGACTGCAACGTGCCTATCAAGGTATGGGAGAGCAATTTTGCAAACAAGTATGAGGATTTGGCAAAGCTCTGTGCCTTGCGACGTGACTATAAGTCGATGAAGGCTTGTTATGATGCCGCTTTGGAGTGTCGTCGTCGCAGTTCTGAGATTGCCGAGGCGGATCGCGATTTGGGTGTTATTTTTCTCATTTCGCCGGAACTCACGCCGGAGGAGATGGGCTTCAGTAAGAAGAGTCTGAAAGAGATTGCCGCCAAGCACAACAAGGGGTTCTACGTCACGCTCATCGATTCCCTGCCCATTGAGAATATTGAAAAGAAAAGATTGTTGCGAGATAGTGACATCGAATACGCTGAATTTGAGGAGATAAAGAATGACTGAACTTGAAACCAATGTCACCGAGTTTCAGCACTATTACATGAATTCGGTGCAAATGCTGGCCACCATCATCGACCCGAACATGCTCTATGCGGAATGGGGACGTGCAACGGGAAAGACTGAGGGCGTGATGGGACCAAGGCTCATCCGTGTGATGAATGATATGCCTGGAGAACTGTCTTTCCTGGTCCATAAGACTTACGTGGCTCTGATGACCAACGTGTGGCCAAATATCCAAGCCTACTTCTCGCGCCCCGTCATGGTAAACGGAAAGCAACGTGCCATGCTGGAGTACGGAATAGACTATGTGGTCGGAGAGAGTCGCCTGCCAAGCCATTTCCGCAGGCCCCGTTACCCAATCAGCTATGCGAAGCACTCCGTCATCTTTCGCAATGGCTCACATCTACAGTTGGTGAGCAGCGATCAGCCGGAAAGCGTGGCTGGACGTAATGCCGTACATGCTTTCGTGGAAGAGATGAAGCACAACAGTGGAGAGAAACTCAAGAGCCGTTTGTTCCCCTCGTTGCGTGGCGGAAGTGCGGAGATACGTCGCTCTGCCTATTACGAAGGCGTGACAGGTGTTTCCGATACTGCACGTGTTGACTTGGGTGAGGATGACTGGTTCGAGGAATACGAGAACAATATGGATCGCAATCTGATTGATGAGATTGCCACGGTGTCGTTGGCCGTCAACAAGTCGCTCTATCGTCAGTATGCCTTGCAAAAGGAACTGAAAGAAACAAAGAATCCTGTCACGATGGAGAAAATCCGTCTGGAAGCAGAACGGTTGCAACATTTTGTAGCCATGTGGAAACCACGGCTTGCCGACATGCGGCGCAATGCCATCTACTATATACGTGCCAGTTCTTTCTGCAACAAGGATATCCTTGGCCCGAAGTTTTTCAAGACGCAGCTCGACACGCTCGATATCGATGAATTTCTGACTGCCATCTGTGCCATACGTCATAAGGAAGTGACCAATAAGTTCTTTGCCGCCTACGACAGGGAGAAACATCAGTTCCGCGACAGTTACATATATGACGAAATCCTGAAACACAACCTCAAGGACAAGTTCATACTCTCAGCACGATATCTGCGTCACTACGACAAGCGAGAACCGCTCTATGTAGGCTATGACCCAGGTGATTTCTCCTCGCTCATCGTCGCACAGAAGAAAGACTATGGACAGAGGCTCGATATCATTAAGGAGTTTTGGGCATACTTTCCAGACTGTCAGGACTCACTTGCGCAGCAATTCTATCAATTTTTCGGGTCTGACAGCATAAATAAGACCATCCATCTCTACCCAGACCGTGCAGGAAACAAGCGACGTGAGGAAATGGAACAGATTACCACCGACAGCCGAGCGCTGAAGGCAGCCCTGGAAGGATATGGCTTTACGGTCATCCTCTACAACGAGGGCGCACCGACTATCTATCATTGGCAACAGTTCAAGCTCTGCCTCTTGCTCTTTGGTGAGCGTTTGCCAATACTGCCCAAAATACGCATCTGTGAGAACGAATGCAAGAACCTTTGCTCGGCCATCCTTATCAGTCCGCTTACCAAGAAAGGCAACATGATTGAACTCGATAAGTCGAGCGAGAAGAAAGAATCGTTGAAACGTCAGGCAGGACTGACAACGCAACTCCCAAGTGCAATGATATACCTGTTATATGGACTCTATGGCGACCTCGCAAAGAAAGAATTGAGTACATTCCCCGACGATTTGCCCGACAATTTGAGCCTTTAATATATAATCTGTCTCTTATACACAT